AACCGTTACAAGGCTAGAGTAGCTGAAGATACCGTTGAGATGACTGAGCTATGGGTGTGGAATGATGACACTGAGGATTATCAAGTAGTCACAATGGCAGCTCCAAACATTATTGTGTATGACAGACCTGGCGCATCCGTGTTCCTAAAAGGTGAATGTCCATTCATTCAGATCTGCCCTAACCCTTTATATGACTATTTCTGGGGTGCATCTGAAGTACAGCAGTTATTGTTGCTTCAAGAGCTACGCAATACTCGCATGACAGAGATTTTGGACTTGTTATCTAAACAAGTGAACCCACCAACAGCGTTGACGGGCTTTACAGGCATTTTGGATGAAAAGAACTTTGCATTAAACCGTGCTGGTGGTCTTTTATCTTCAGATATGCCTAATGCAAAGGCAGATCGCCTTGCGCCAAATATGCCACCTGATTTATTTGAGGTGATCCATGAAATTGACAATATGTTTGCTGAAGTATCAGGAATATCTAATGTTCTTTCTGGTAAAGGCGAATCAGGCGTAAGAAGTCAGGGTCATGCAAGTCAATTAGCCAGATTAGGTTCTTCAAGAGCTAAAAAACGGGCTTTGATTGTTGAAGATAGCTTGGAAAAGGTTGCAACACTGTATCTTAAGCTCATGCAAGTGTATGACAACACGCATTTTAGGGATACAGAAGAAGTACCATTTATTGCCGAGCAATTTACTAAGGATTTTGTAGTAAAAGTAGATGCTCACTCTAACAGCCCAATATTTACTGAAGATCTTAAAACACTTGCGTTTAATTTGTTTAAAGCGGGTGCAATTGATAAAGAATCTTTACTTGACTTATTAGAGCCACCGATGAAACAATTGTTGAAAGATAAGTTGAAGCGGAAGGAAAAAGAAGGCGGTGGGGAACAGAAGCAACCACCTCCTAGTCCTAAAGGTAAAAAAGAACCAGAGGTGGGCTAATGGCAACAGGCAATGTACAACCGAAAGCAGATCAACCAAGGGTGACTACTGAATCTCTTAAAAGAGGTGAAAAAAGCCCAAGTTTGCAGTATCGTGTACAAGGTGTAAAGAGTTTGGATAGATCTGCTAAAACAAGGGATCTAGGTCGTTCAGTTAGGGGATAGCTTAACTTGGAGATTAAAATGCGCAAGTCACATAAAAAAGCACGCAAGTCACGCAGATAAGGTTTCTTCCTTCACGAGGAAAGGGTTGTGGCTGCCTTACCCTATAAATAGGTGACCGTATGCTATCAGGAGAAATTCACATGGCACGCAAATCTCGCAAAGGTCGTAAAGCACGCAAGTAATCGGATGAGGGCTAAAACCCTCTGAAGTTACTTCGGGTTGACCGAATAAGTCCTAGAGGGGGAGGGAAACTAAATAATTCCCCCCACTTGACATTCAATAGATTAAGATTACGATACAGAGAAACTTAATAGGAAAATGCTATGGGCGTACCCTCAGATCAGTTAATGCAGATGATTAAATCCCAACGGGATGGCGCAACACCTGCTGGTATTCCACCCGCCCCAGAAGGCGTAACGGGAATGTCTGATACTTCAGCTCCTCCAATGGCTTCACCAATGAGTACCCCAGAACCAAAGATGGGTAATCGTGAAGCAGCTATGATTAACTTAGCAATGGCAATGGATTTGTTAGAACAAGCCTTACCAGCTCTTGGTAGCGAAACAGAAGAAGGTCAAAAGATTTTAGGCGCTATTCGCACAATGACAGGTGTAATTGGTCCTAAAAAATCAAAAACAAATGAATTGCAACCTGCTGAAATTATGCAGATGCTACAAACATTACCTCAAGCTGGTGGAGCAACGGCTGAAGGAAAAGCAATGCAACAAGCTCCGCAAATCCCAGGTATGTCTGCCCCAACACCACCTCCAGCAATGCCAGGTGGTATGCCAGGTGGCGCACCTTCCGCAACTCCACAAATGTAAGGAATTACTATGGAACTCTTTAAACCTCGTGGTTCATCAATGCCACGCAGACCTACTGATAACAATCAGAAAAATGGTCAAGTTATCAATACTCCACGCTATTCAGAGTTTGGTGGCTTATCATCTGCACCTAAAGCTGGCTACAAGAACATGATGTCTATGTCTAAGCCAGGCGATACCAAAAAAGTCATCTAACGAATAAGGGGATAGAAGATGAGTTTAGAAGATCTTTCACTAGAACAGCGTGATGAATTAGCTATGTTGGCTCGCCAATTAGCTGATAATCCTGCTACAAGAAAACAATTTTTACGCATGACAAAACAGGTTAAGCCTGAAATGTCCATTCCTGAACTCGACATTGAGGACTTTACAAATACTAAAGTATCCGCAGCCGAAACACGGGTAATGAATTTGGAAGCAAAAATGCGTGAGCGTGATGCCGTAGAAGAACTCAATAAGCGTAGAGCAAGATTAAATCGCCCTACCAAAGAAATTGAAGAAATCGAAAAACTCATGCTTGATAAAGGCATGACCAATCACGAAACAGCAGCAGAGTATTTTGATTGGATGCGCCAAGCAGCAGAACCAACACCTAACTCAGCAATGGGTTATACGCCAAGCGCCTTAAACAAGTTTGACCTTTCTAAGTATTGGAAAAATCCACAAATGGGCGCAAGGGAAGAAGCAGCACAAGCACTAAAGGACTTGCGTAAAAACACAAGACCAATAGGTATTTAAACAGCAGTAAATGGGGATATTTACTTTTAACGGAGAATTATTATGCCAATAGGTGGCGGAATAGTCCCAGCATCAGGATCAAGCCAATACAATGAGCTTACTTATGTAACTCGTAGAGCGTTTATCCCCAAGCTGGTAGTACAGCTTTATAACAGCACACCATTGATGGCTGCGTTGATTGCAAATAGTCAACAGGCTTCAGGCGGTGTATCCCAAGTAACCGTACCAGTACAAGGTGCGCAGTTTGTTAACGCTCAGTGGTCTGATTATTCTGGTTCTTTTAACCAGCCTTCAGTACAACAGGGTGCTTTCAATGCTGAATTTAATCTGAAGCTAATGATTGCTCCAGTACCGTTTCTCGGTATGGAAGGTGCAGTACAGCAAGATTACGCCATTATTCCATTGATCGAAGCACGCATGAACGATGCGACCAATGTAATGATGGATGCAATGGCTACTGCCTTGTACAACAACTACACCAACACTCAACAGTTCATTGGCTTGCCAGGCGCTATTGATGATGGTACAAACATGACTACCTACGGTAACATCAACCGTACTACCTATACATGGTGGAAGTCTAAGGTTTACAACGCAGGCTCAGTAAACCCAACTCGTCAAAACATTCTCCAGTACATTTCAGGTACTGTTAAGAATGGCGCTGAAGTTCCAACTTTTGGCGTTTGCGGATTTGGTACATGGACACTCTTAGCCCAAGATTATGTTGGTCAAGAGCAATATGTAATTACGCCAGGACATGGTTTTGATGGTGATAGCAACGGTCCTCAAGCTGCATTTAGAGCTTTGATGGTAGCTGGTGTTCCAATCTATCCAGACCCATACTGCCCAGAAGGTACTGTATATTTCATTAACTCAAACTACTTGAGCTTGTATATTCACGATCAAGGTTCGTTTGTATTTACTGGATTTGAGTCCACTCTACCTAACTGGCAGATTGGTTATGTTGGCGCTGTCTTGATGATTGCTGAATTAGTAAGCACCAAGCCTAAGTCAATGACCAGAGTATCTGGCTATAACTCTATTTCAATCTAAGGAGAATTAGTCATGGCACTCGGTTTAAATAAAATCCTCATTGCAGGTACTTATGCAAATACGCCAAGTTCGTATTTTCAAAACGCTTCAAACATCGCTGCAACCACCCTTGGAAATGTCGTACCTGCTGGAACTTATCTAGTAGTTGGCGCAACCAATGTGGTCATTCAGACTGTTACCAGTTACAACTCTACTTCTAATGTGGCTACATGGTCAAATGTGTATCCGATTAACTCAGGTGGCATGGTAATTTCTGACGGTGTGAACGTGCAGTTATTGGCAACTACTAACGCTACAGTGCAATTAGTGACTGTAAATGGTGGTTCTCCTGTATCTGGCACTTTTAACAGTTAAGGGGCGATAAATGGCTAATCCTGATTCAGTATCACAGTATTACCTTGATTCATTCGGGAATGGTCGTATTGCTGTAAGTCAAACTGCTACTTTTAATACAACGGGTAATGCTACCGTAACAGGTATCAAACTCCCGTTTTTAGGTGGTGGTTTAACTAATGCTAATGCAACCGTTGGTTCTGGTAGCGTTATTGTTCGTAGAATTACTTTAAATAATCCAATCGGGAATATCTCGAATGTGATTATTTCAGTGACTACTAGCTCTGACGGTAACATTTCTAACGCTGTAGTAGCAAATACAACACTAACCAATTTGACAGGCGCTGGTACTTACCAAGACTTGACTATTGCTAGTCCGTATAACAGCAGTTCTGCTATTACTGGTTTTACAACCCAAGCTCTATATGTCAATGTGAACACTGGTAGCGGTAATGTCGCTAACACTTCAACTATTGCTGTATATGGCGATGTCGTGAGTTTCTAAATGTCAAATATCTTCGTAACCAATCGTTCTGACAAAAAGCTAAAAGATGGCTTTGCGGGAGTGTTCTATAGTTTTCCTAAAGATGAAACTGTAGAGATTCCACAAGAAGTAGCTCGTCACATTTTTGGTTATGGAGATGACAACAAAGAGCCTTATTTGGCAAGGTTAGGGTGGATTGTTTCTCAAAATGACTTGGAAAAAGGCATGGAGCTTTTATCCCAGTGGGAGATTTCTACCCAACCCCCAAGCAAGAACCAATCGTTATCCCCGTTGGTGGAAAGAGTACCCCTCCCAACCTCTAGGAAGGGCGGGGGAAAAGTCCTTCAAGCGGTAGCATGAGTTATGGTCAATAAATGGCAACGCTTAATTCGTACATTACGGAAGTCCGTAGGTTACTGCATGATGCTAACGGGAATTTCTATAGCGATTCGCAGTTAACCGATTACATTAACTCTGCCAGAGAAAGAGCTGTCAGAGATACTGGATGCTTGCGTGAAATTGTTATTACGCAAACTCCATGTCAAGTCGCACCCACAGCAACCATTGGTGGTGTAACGCCATCAAATCCTACCGCATGGGTAGCTAATACAGCCGTTACTTTAAACAGTTTTGTATTTTCAAATATTTTTATTTATCAATACACTACTGCGGGAACTTCAGGATCTACTGCTCCCGCTTACCCTGCTAGTGGCACAAACAATTACAGCAATTACCCTCCAACAGCTCCCTTTGCAGACGGGTCAGCCCAATTGACTTATGTGGGTAATTGCGAGAACATTAGCTATGCAGCTTTGACACAGTTAATGGGGTCATCCCCATTGTCACCAAGCTCTGGAAACACAGTCTTAGACATTATCAACATCAATCTGTACTGGGGTAATACTCGTGTACCGATGGATTACTTAGCTTGGAGTGACTTCAATGCACGATTAAGATTTTGGCAAAACTATATTGGCAGACCATTGGCTTTTAGTATCTATGGTCAAGGACAGATCTATTTAGGACCAGTACCCGATCAAATTTATCAAATTGAGATTGATTGCGTAGTCTTGCCTAATCCATTGTCATTAAACACGCCAGCAGTAACGGATGTCATTAACGATCCGTATAGCACTATGGTTAAGTTCTACGCTGCTTATTTAGCTAAATACTATGAACAAAGTTACGGGGAAGCCGAAATTTACAAGCAAGAATACAGCAAGCAAGGCGCAAGTGTCATTAACAGCACCTTTACTCGTAGGATTCCTAGCGTTTACAGTAGTCCTTACTAATCATGGCTGCTGCTGAACAAAAAAAGTCATATCAGGTTGTTAAGGCTTTTAAAGGTCTTAACACTAAAGCAAATCGTACTGCTATTGATGAAAATGAATTTTCTTGGATTGAAAATGCTCAACCAATTGGATCTGGCAACATTAAAATTACTCCTAATAGCGTTGCGGTTGAAGATAATTCTAATGTAGCTGTTTCATTTTCTAATGAGGTTGTTTATCTTACTTCATGTAATTTGGGCGTTTCAGATTATGTAGTGGGATTTTTAGCAGATGGAGCAGCCCAATATTTTAATATTTCTAATAACACCACAGGAAATGTAGCGCCAGCGGGGACTTTTTCTACTGTTGGTGTTTCTGAACTTTATCCTATTAACACCACTCAGTGGTACAACGATAGGATGCTTATTCTTGACCCAGACAAGGGATATTTTACTTGGGATGGTAATGCGGTTATTAGCGTTGGATCAGTAGGGGTTATTGGTGTTACCAATAACGGCACTGGATATACTACTGCTCCTACTGTAGTTATTTCAGGATATGACCAAACTGGCGGTGTTCAAGCTAATGCGGTAGCTAGTTTAACTAGCGGTAGCAATACGGTTAATTATGTTTCTTTGGTAAATGGTGGTTCAGGATATACCAACGGAGCTAATTTATCCGTTACTTTTAGTGGTGGCGGTGGATCAGGCGCTTCTGCAATAGCGGGGATTACTAGCTTTGCTACTGGCACAGTTTATGTCAATGTAATTTCTGGTGGTTCTGGCTATACCGATCCTGCCAATACAATTGTGACTATTTTGGGTGGAGGTGGCACAGGAGCAACAGGCACACCAATTGTATCTGGCAATGCCGTTACTCAGGTCATTATGACCAACAATGGTACGGGATACACTAATTCTGCCAACATTACGGCAACGGTATCAGGTGGTGGTGGATCGGGCGCTGTTTTAACTGCGCTTATTAACACTCAAAAAAATGTCGCAATAGAGAGCTTTTCAGGTCGTGTTTGGATTGCCCAAGGGCGAACTATCTACTACAGCGCTGCGGGATCGTATAGTGACTTTACAAGCGTTTCTGCGGGATCTGTAACATTAACGGACAGCACACTTCATGGCAACATACAGCAACTTCTTTCTGCTAATAACTTTTTGTATATTTTTGGTGATGATTCCATCAATGTATTTTCGGATGTCAGGGTTACTACTAGCGGTACTACTTTATTTACTAATACCAATGTAAGCGCATCAGTAGGGACTAAGTTAGCGTATGCTATTTTTCCTTATTTTAGATCAGTATTATTTATGAATAACTACGGGGTATATGCCCTTGTAGGATCTACCACTAGCAAAATATCTGATTCGCTTGACGGAATGTTTCCGAATATTGACTTTGCCACCGAAGAAACTACTGCTGGACAGGTGCTTTTAAACAACATTTTGTGCGCTGCGTTTAATTTTAGGTACTACGATGCTGAATTTACCAAGTCATATCGGTACATTCAAGCGGTGTTTTTTGAGAAAAAATGGTTTATTACTAGCCAAGGTGACGATATGTTATATGTCGTTTCCGTGCCTGTAAGTGGGATTATCAATATGTACGGTGTACGAAATGATCGTTTATATCGTTTGTATCAGGATTCGCAATCGGCAATTACCAGTCGTATTCAGACTGCATTAAATCCAATGGGTGATCCAATTCGCACTAAACAAGCACTTAAATTTGCGGTTGAAGCTACCACCACTTCAGGCGTAGAAATAAATGTCACAGTAGATTCTGAATCGGGCGCTAGTCCTGTTTACACGCTTGGAAATTACATTACTTGGTATAACACATCTAACACTACCATCCCTTGGATTAACAACAGTTCTACTGTAATATCTTGGATAGGTGGTATAGGCTATGAGCTATACAAGTCAGATGCGCAACAATGGGGTAAATATTTAGGGTTGACACAAACTTCAAACTCAGCAAGTTTTGTGGTCAATACATTTGAATTTGAACATGAATTGAGAGTGAGGTTCTAAATGGCTGGAGTTCCGTTTGTCTTTGGTAATGCTACAACGAGCATACCTTTAAGTAACCTAGATGCCAATTTT